TAGCCATTATTTAACCCTCCTTAAAGGCCGGTAGAATCCGCAGTGGTTTGTGAATCAAACCTACGGGTTCCGGCATTGAAATGTGCGTTTAATCTAACTATAAGCGGAATACCGGCCGAAGCAAAATCGCTGTTAGCCTCATCATCCATAATACCGACAACCCTAAGTGGTAGTGTCGCAGTACTTGCAATAGTAGAAACGCCTAAAGCACTATTAGAATTACCTGTATCGGTGCTTCCAGTTCGTGCAGAGGTTCCAAGTGACGCATTTGCAAACACGGCAGACAGTGCAGTTGCACGATCTGTCAATGAAGCATCGGAAGCCACTTTAAATAGCTGGTTAGGGTTATCTGCTACGAAGGCTTTAACTGCATAGTTAGTGTCTACGCTTACAGAGCCTGAACCAGGCCAGTAGTTAATCCATACAGGTTTTTTCTGTACAGAGTCTTGGTACTGAACGCCCATTAGGACACCTAATGCTTGTGTGGTTCCACCATTTGTGGCACCAGCTTGACCAATAACACCCGCTGCTAGAGGAACGCAGATAGAGTACTGGTAAATAGCATCAGTGTTGTCAGAAGCAATCTCATACTCGGTTACACCTGTTGAGTTTGCACCGCTTCCAACGAGCCCAATAGGACGAAGACCATAGGCTGTTGTTGCATTTGCCATGATATTTTTTCTCCTAAAAGAGCAGTCCTATTTTATTTTTTAGGACCACCAAAAGTTACACGAGATTGACGGTCAGGTTTACTGATCGTCATGGTTGAGTGTGAATTCTCACGCATCATGTCGTGGTCTACCGCATCCATTTGATCTTTACTTCGTCTTCTGAAGTGATCAGTACGTTCTGCGACAGTTTCCAATGGCATACGAGCGAGAATTAATCCACCCTGTCCAAAAACACCTGAATACTTACCTGATTCAACAACGGGACCTTCAAAATCAGGATATTCGTCTTTTCGGACCAATTCCCAACCTTCCCTTATTTTTGAACTGACGTTTTTAGTATCGTCAAATCCTCGCGTTTCCGCTCGGAGCCAACGATGCGTATAACCGTCCGGTGCAGGCGGTGCATCTAATACAGAGGGGGGAGCCCAAGGTTTACGCACGGCTTGTTTCTCCCTAGTTTTTGTTGCGCGAGGGGATCTATCGACTTCATTTTCTTCACTCATCTTTATTACTCCTTCACGTATTTCGCGTATTCTTCAAGTGGCACACCCAGTTTTTTCGCTATTGCGACTTGGCTCGGGGTGAGACGAACCTTTCTCCCACTGCGCCCAGAGACTGTTCTAGAGGCCGAAGCAACCGTCTGGGCTGGTCTTTTGCTTTGGCTTTTAATCTTAAGCGGAAACTCTTCCGCCATCCGTCTATCCAGTTCAGTATAGTACTCATCACTTTGCGGGTCAAACCTTTCATCTTCAATTAGTTTTTTATGTAACCCAAAAACCGCATAAGTCATGGCTTGATCATCGCCAAACCACTTGTTTTTTGTGGCCCATTGCTCCGCTTTAGGGTCTGGTCTCCTAGCCGGAGCGGCTTGCGGACGATTAGCGTAGGCTTGTTGTTGAGCTTGTTGAGCTTGTTGTTGAGCGTGTTGTTGAGCCTGTTGAGCTTTTGCTTGTTCAGCTCTATCAGCCTGTATGGCTAAAGCAGTTACTCTACGTTGTGCTTCTACTGCAGATTTGGTATCGCCCATCTCCATCGCACGAGAAAGGTCGTTTTCCGCTTGATCCATCTGAGCGCCAACACGAGTAGTAAACTCAGAAACATAACTGTTATCTAAGTTTTGCATGCGGCTTTTTATCTGTTCGGCCTCAGTTTGAACATTTCGAGCATAATTAACAGCTTCTTGTTCTCGGCGTTCAGCCTCCCGCATTTTTTTCGTCAAACGATCTATTCGTTTTTGAGTGGATGACTCCGCTTTTTTAAACTGATCGTCTTCGTTATCTTCGTTATCTGCCTGTAACGCGCCGTTTGTTGCAGAGTCTTCTGTGTCAAGAACCTCTACTTCTGTATCCGGTTCGTTATCGGTGTCATAACTGTTTTCTTCTTCGGCCATTGTTTATCCTTTATAAGTGGTGAATATCTTCTGGATCAAGAATAGATGCAAGGATCTCATCATCATTAAGAATCCTTACTTCTCCTCCATCAATCTGAAAACGAGAGCCAGCATAACGAGCAAACATTACCCACTGTTTTTCCTCGCACCAAGCTCCTGATGGAAATTTACTCTGATCTTTATAAGCTAACGGACCTAATTTCAAAACATACCCAACCTGCGTTGAAATTTGTTTTTTGTCCTGAACTTCATCCGGTAAAAAAATACCGCTTTCTGTTTTAGCTTTACCCTTATAAGGAAGAATTAATACGCGCCAACCTGTTGGTTGAGGTAGCCGTTCTAATAACGAACCGCTAATTAATTCTGGATTTAAAACAGGCTTATCCACATAGGCTTCAGCCAAATTTGGTTTTTCTTCTTGCTTTATTTCTTCAGTCATCTTGTTGCTCCTGTTTTTCTAGCAGGCTCTTGAGTTCCTGTTCCACATGATTTAGGGAGTCTATACTTCCCATAAGTTCACGGTATTGCTCCATTGATTTAACGTTACCGTACTGCAATACATCCACAATAGTCGAACGTCGCTCTCTAACAATCCTAAATACTGCCTCCGCTACATATATTTCATCCATTGCTCCTCGCATATTGTCTAATAATATCGTAGATTATCTTATCATATCTTATACGAAAAAAGCTATTTTTTATGCAAGTTCAAAATGCGGCGCATCAATAAAGGGTCGTCTGCTTTGTGAACGACGGAGATCTATGTATTCATTCATTAAATCTTCAGCGGACATTTTGGTATCCGTTAAGTTTTTATGCCAGGCTGCTCCCCAACGAATGGTAACGTCTAGTTCGTTTGCGGCTTGTCTAACCGCTTCGGCTATGTCATCGTAAACAGCTAACTCCCAGCTAACCCTAGACCCTATATAGGCTACTAAATCAACAGCCCTACCGCCTAAGTGTTTACTCTTTAAGGTTTGACTAGCACCTTTTTCAACTAATTCTTGTTGTCGTTCTAGCGTTCTTAACCCTTCCGTCACACCAAAATCTATTTCCGTTAGGTCTATCGCTCTTTTTACTACGTCAATAAGTTTTTGATCAACACCTTTTAATCTATCTAAACTTCTTTCAGATAACTTAAAACTCACCGGCCTTGACCTCTATACTTTTTAAAATTTCTTTTGTCGTGTTTACTACGTGGCCGAGACATAATAGAACTTCCGTCGCTAGTCTTTTTCTTCAAGCGTAACTTAAGCGCACGGTCTTCTATACTTAGTTTAGGTTTAGCCATTACTTAGCGACTCCTTTAGTTTTCTCAAAACTACGCAAACCACCAAGACCCAGCATACCCATAAGCACAGTCATTAACTGACCCATTTCAAACACTGGGAGACTAGGTACTTCCATACCGTAGACAGCGATGACAAAAATAGCCAAAGGCTGGAGAACAAAATGATAAGCAAAGGCAGACCCGCAAACCCAACCCACGAAAGGTCTCCAGCCACCTTTCCATACTGAATCACTAGCTGCTTCAGCCTTGTTGACTTCGACTTGGGCCAAGGCCAACTGTTGCGCGTGGTTGTCTGCCATCGTCGAAATTTCATGGGCTAACAGTACCTTCTGGTCTTTGTCTTCAATGAATTTATCTAAAATACCAGTAATTGGGCCAATGAGTGCGCTTAATATAGCCATATGACCTCCTTATTTATCACACCTACACACGTTAACAAACTTAGACACTGCCCACGTTAGTAGTTGTTTAAATTTAGTCCAAACCCAAACAATTGTATCTTGTAATGCTGTACCTACCAAAAACAACGCAACTAGGATTTTGTGTAACATATTTGAAAACATAAAACCTCCAATTAGGAAGATTAACAACCGTTAAATTTTGTACCTTTGATAGCCGCGCCAGTTCCACGCATTTTCATACGCTTTACAGTGTCCCCGGCCCTCGGAGCTTCTGCTGTTTTTCCGTAAGGAATACGGCCTTGGTCTTTAATGTCTGCATAAGCCACAGCTTTTTGTGGATTAGATGGGGCAGAACCCATGTATTTTACTTTCATTCGGGTCTCCTAAATGGATTAATGTTTTTTGTGTTAAGTGCCATCTGATTATAAAGGTCTAAATAATTTTGTTGCGGAGTACTGGAAGATGGCGATAATCTTTGGCGAAAACTTGAAAGACCATTCATATACTCTGGGCTAGACATGTATAATTCTTGAAACGTTGGTTGCGCGGGTTCCGAAGCTGTGACGGGAGACGGCTCTTGTGCCGAAGGTGATGATCCTAAATTAAGCTGCGCACGAACATTGGGATCATTTAATAAAGACATTAACCCTACCCCTGAAAAAAATCCACCAGAGTTTGTAGTAGCCGGAGACCCTACTGGAGCGGCAACGGCTACTCCAGAGCCTTGCATAGGCCCGACAGACATTCCTCTAATATTTACCGGAGGACCTTCGACAACGGCATTGTTATCCGCACCTTCAACCTTCTTGAATTGTCCACTAGCTAACATTTGTGGAATCGCTGCCCTAAGTGCTGAACCAAACATAATTATTCTCCTATTTCATTCTGTTTATCATATCAAAAAGAGTTTTAACCTTTTCTTCTAAGCTTTTTACTCTAACTGTAATCTCAGCACGAAAAGCTATTCCGATGGCTGCCACAGCTATAAGGCCAGAAATAATCGGCCAAAAATCCATGAAATTTTCCATTATCGTGACCTTTGCTTGAGTATCTCCCTATCCATTGCTGATTGTATTCTAGCAGCAGTTTGAGATTCTTGTGAAGACAGCCTTTGCTGGAACTGACTCTTTCGAGCTTGTAGAGCTTGAGTATCTAAATTAAGCTTTTGAGCATCCAACTGGGCATCATTCTGTTCAGATTGCGCCTTGATCTGAAGTTCTGACTCCTTGAGCTTGATCAACGGATCCTGCTGACCCTCTCCAGATAGTTGTCCAGACAACGTTTTAACTTGCTGCATGCCCTCCGCTATAAATTGAGCAACGGCTTGCTCCATCTTCAACATCTGCTCTTCGTCAGCGGTTTGACCGGTCTGCTGTACTTGTTGCGAGTAATCTTGAAGTGCTCTTTCCTGAGCGGCTATTTTTACATGTTCCATCACGTGTTTTTGTAAAGCCATCGCAACCGGCGGCAAAGAACCAACAATCGGACTTGTACCAAACACTAAGTGAGCCGTAATGTGCGCTGGGTGGTTCTGACCCTCAAACGCTTTCAGTGGAAGCATGTCCAAAGCATTTATGTTTTCTTGCGCCGGATCAATAGGAATAGGTTCCTCATCGGGAACCGCCTTCATTATTCTATCCGTATCCGTTACGCCCAGAGCCTCATACATGTCACGATAAACTTCGTGCATGTTGTGTAATTCCGGTGCAGCACCCGCTAGTTGTAATTTGGTTTGCGCTAGTACAATACGTTGCGCCTGACTAAAAGCATTTGGGTTGCTTACCGGAATTATGTCTACTCTATCATCAAAGTCAGACCGCATAACACTTGAATCTGCCCCCGCAACAGAGTATGGGTATTCCGGAGGTAAACTTTCACTCATCACACGAGCTAGGATTTTAAACTCCTGACGCATACCATAATGCAAACGTTTATGAACAGCGCTCATCACACGAGAGCCTTGCTCCAACATTGCAATGGTTGTGCCTACTGCCGCGTTCTGATTCCCATCACCAACCTTCAGGTCAGTAATTGTGGCAAAACGTTGACCCGCTTGAACCACAAAACCCAATAACTGGAACAACGTTGGATCAGGTCCCTTAAACGGTAAGGGCATAAGGGAGTCACGGATGGCACCGCCGGGAGCGTCAACATCTCTAAATTCACCGGGCTGTAGCGGCTCGTCATCATCCCGAATGCGGAGTCCTCTGGCTTTAAAACCAGCAGGTAAATTAGCCAAAGTACCCGCATCGAGCAACTGCCTCAACGCCGAAGTAGCCGTCCGTGACAAACCACCAATGGTGTGAAATAAGCCTAACCCGTAGAAACCAAAACCAGGTAAAAATTTAAAGTGAGTAAAGTATTGAATCTTTTTCTTTAACTCATCTTCCTCCCGATAGTTGCGCCTAATTGATAGAACTTCACCATTATCCTCCGAGATGGTAACAATGTAAGGAACCTTAATTCCAGTAGGCTCTCCCTCATCGTCAACTTCCTCATAACCCTCTAAATCCAGATCTACATGGCATTCAAATAACGTGCACGTATAATCAATCTGTGAGGGCTCCACGCCTTCAATCTTATTGATCTCTTCCGTAATACCACTGGTAGACAAAGACTGCGCCGGAATAACATCTATATCCCGATAAAACTCTGACAGT